CAAATTTGTTTAATTGTTAAACTTATATAAACCGTCCACAATTTTTAGTGGACACACATGCACACGAACAGTTATTGCGCAAGCAGAAGCAATTATTAGAAGAAAGCAAGCAATGAAAGCGTTGACAGTAAAGCAACCTTGGGCCGGTTTAATTATAGCCGGAGGCAAGGATATTGAGAACCGCACATGGAGAACGTCGTACCGGGGAAGAGTGTTAATTCACGCAGCGAAAACGCCGGTGCCTTATGCCGAGATACGGGATTGTTACCCTCTTCCAGTAGCACGTACCGCGCTTCTCTATAATTCCAGTAATAGAGCCTTATATCCCACTTCAGCGATTATAGGAAGTGTGGAAATAGTCGATTGTGTTCAAAACCACCCATCGGAGTGGGCCGAGAAAGGTGTATGGAATTGGGTTCTTGCCAATCCCATTAAGTTTGAAAAACCAATAGAAAATGTAAAAGGCAAACTCTCTTTGTGGGAGTATTGCGAAGATATACAATAACAACAGCCGACACACCCCGCAGCAAATGGTACGTTCGCACTTGACCTGGAGATACCGCCACATCGCATAGACAGGAACCAGAGCCTATCGCATAAGTTACCACTACCCCGGCGGTTCAGCACGAGATGCACATGGGGTTTCGACGGCCGCGAAAAGCGAAACGGCGGGACATCGGCTTTTAATAGCATACCAAACATGAAATCTAAATTCTCTGTTCTACGCTCTATACGACGAAAGGAGTTCAATGCTGAGAACTATTTTACAAAACCATTTACTTTTAAAGGCAAACAAAAGTCAGTTTATGAGAATGCGAATTTATCGATATTCGTGAACGAATCATGTAATGCAGACTGTCGGTTCTGTGTAGATCAGTTGAGATTTGAGGGTAAAGGCAAGACTTTTATCAAAGAGCGTATCGCTGATGACGAAGAATACTTTACAAGATTAGAGGAGGTGTTATCTACGCTTCGCCCTCTCAACCCGTCAATATCCATCACTGGTGGGGAGCCAACTAAATCCCATCGACTACCGCGTATCTTAAAACTTGTTTCCAAATACAACTTCCGAAAGCGAGTAATCACTACTAATGGAAGTGGATTACTCGATATTGTTGATGGGAAACGCATAATAGACCATATTGTTGAAAATGGGTTTCATCATATGAATATTTCCAAAACGCATTATCTTGAGAATGTGAATGCGAATATCATGAAATTCAGCAACAACTACTTCTGCAATGAGCAGATGCGCGAAGTTGTAAAAGTAGCCTTGTCTGGAAATGTTAGGCCACGCCTAAGTTGCCTTCTTCTGAAAAGTGGAATCAGTAGCATTGAGGCAATGATGCGTTATTTGGATTACTATGGAGAAATGGGGGTGGATAATATAATATTCCGGGAAACAATGGACTACGATAAGTCTGTAATGCATAACATCCCGAAGTTACGTTTTCTTGAAGAACAAAAGATTAAGTTGGATGACATCTGGAGCGAGATTGACCTCTTGCAGCATATTTTCCGACCTATAACTCAGGTGTTGGGATATTACTACTATTGCGAGGTTTACAAGTATAAGAATATTGATGTCGTAATGGAAAGCGCAGACCTTTCCGCCATCGATCCACAAAAAGAAAAGACTCCAAATACAGTTTTTGAAATGGTTTTTCATCTTAATGGAAACCTATGTGGATCTTGGCTCGAAGATGAAGATATTCTTCTGCCTTACGAATGTAGTGGCAGTCAGCTCAGTTATTCAACCAGAGGACTATAATACACACCACAATAAACAAATAGAACATCATGTGTAATTGTAAGAATGTAGAACTCGGTTCTTTCGACAAGCAGATTGAGATATACCATCAAGCACTCGGAAGAAAGATATGGGTAGATACCTGCATCGCCGAAGAAGTTATCGAGCTACTTAGCAATGGCGTGAAAACCACCGGTAGTTGCTGCGGCCACAACAAGACAATTCCATCAATAGTCGTGGCTCCAGAATCAATCCCATTGATGGAGGCTATGGGTTACAAACACTGGTTCAATCCATGTGTGCCAAGAGGAAAGTATTCTCGCACATTCTTCTATGCCAAAAGCGTAAAATGTCCGTGGTGGATAAAACTCCAAAAGATATGGCTTCCGTGGATATGGGTCCATATCATCAAGTTGCCGGAACCATAAACAAAGAAAGTGAGCGGGCCCTCACGGGTTAACTCACTTAAATGCAAATAAGATATTTAATCAAAAACCCGCAGACCCTTCCAAGAGGAGGGTAAGGGACTCTAAACTAAATATCAATAGTGCAAAGATAGCAAAAAAAGCCCAAATAATCATCATTTTAAGTGTGAAAAATCACCAAAAGCGCAATTCTCAATCTCATCAACTAATCATATTGATTATTTTATTGGTAAATACTTGGCTAATCTACGCATTTTGATTATCTTTGCGCTTAGAAAACTATCAATATCACAATGGATAAAAAAGACATACGAAAACTTAAACCCAATCCTGACAATCCTCGTACCATGAGCGAGTTTATGGAGGGAAAGCTGATCGAGAGTCTGCTCGTATTTCCGAAGATGCTCGAACTGCGCCCCATTCTCGTGAACCAAGAAGATGTGATTGTTGGCGGCAACGGTCGCGTCCAGTGCTTGAACAAAATTCTTGAACTCGATGACAACGAGATTGAGGATTACATGTTCAACCAGAAGAAATTCCGCATGGCTTCAGACGAAGAGAAAACTGCACTCCTCGCTTTCTGGGCCAAATGGAAGAAAAAACCAACAGTATTCGTTCGCATACTCGACAATGTTTCAGCCGAGGAAGAGAAGGAAATTCTCGTCAAAGATAACCTACATTACGGAGAAGATGACATCGAGATCATGAAACGCCATTTCGAGCGTGAAGCCATTGGCGACTATCTCGGTTATGTGGCGTGGAACTTGTACGACTACGATGACAAGATCAACGACAAAAATCTCGACCTGACAAAGACCTACCCAGAAAAGTTCAAATGCGGATATGTGGAATGTCAGATGACCGACCAGGAGTATAAGGGCTTATGCGCGCGTCTTGACGAATATTTACAGGAACACGACGGCATCAGTGACGGATTTTTAACAGAATTACTTCTCGGCAAATGAAAAAGGACATCAAAGAACTAATTATAAACCCCATCAATCCCAGAAAGATTGTAGTGGGGCAAAAGCGCCGTCTTCAGCAAAGCATTATGCTCTTCCCGAAGATGCTCTATTACCGCGACATCATCGTAAACAAAGACAATGTAGTGCTTGCCGGCAACCAGCGTACCACTATCCTCAAGGAAATCCTGACAACCACTCCAATGGATTGGATGGTAATTCTTCAGGAGAACGAAAAGTGGCTCGGCATGACCGAGAAACAGCGTGACGCCGTAATCGACTACTGGAAAGAATGGATTGAGAATCCTATCATCGACGTAACCGTGGCGGATTTGTCTGAAGACGAGGAAAAGGAACTGATTATCAAAGATAACAATGAGTTTGGTGAGTTCGACTACACCAAATTACAGCAGATTTACGATGAAATCAATCTCGTGAACTTCGGCTTCGATGAAAATCTGTTCTACAATCCTGATGAAGATGACACAGTGATGACGAAGATTAAGGGTTCCACTCCGAAGAAGATAAACATGCTGTCTTTCGGCAAGAATGTCGTGTCGGTAACAAAGGAAGAGTACGAAGCCCTTGTAAGTCGATACAACGACTATGTGGATCAGACCGGTGTCAACTTCGGTTTCGTCAAGAGCCTCCTGGAAGACTCCGCGCCCATCGATCAGGACAGTGGAGAGGATTCTGACACGGTATTTGAAATGCCTGAATAAATATTTCCCCAAAACGACTAAATATCACAACAATCATGGATTACGTAAAATTCGCAGACATCCGACCAGCATCTTACAATCCCCGTAAGATTACTGACGAGGCATTTGTGGAGTTGCAGGGTAGCTTAAAGACACTCGGCTTCATTCTTCCGATTATCGTCAACCGCGACAACATGACAATCGTTGCCGGGCACCAACGTACCAAGGCCGCAACGGCTGTAGGACTCACGGAAGCACCGGTGTACTTCATAAGCGGTGTTGACATCGAATCTGAAATCCTCTTCAACCAAGTCCACAATGGCGTGGAACTCGAACCCGAAAAGTTGAGCAAGTGCAAAGCTCCTCGTGAAGCCGGGACTTTTCACGATGACATTCCCGCCTCAGACTTTGAGATTGTCGAAGCCAACGCTTCTATTGTGAAAGACATCTGCCGTCTTATCGTTAAATTCGGCGATGCTCTCTGCGCTATCGTATGTGGCGATGAGGTGGTCTTCGGAAACAACTACATCAAAGCTGCAGCAACTCTCGGCTATCCCATTCATTGCTACTTCCTCGAAGGAGGCAAGCGTGGTATCTTCGACTACTACTTCAAGAAAGACTACGGAGTGTTCAACTATGAGCATATCGAGCGAGCCGACTTTATGCAGGGGCGAGCCCAGCCCCCGCGTCACAAGGGTATAGACTGGTCGGTTCTTTATCGTGAGGTTGTGCCCCACCTGGAAAAAGAAGACAAGCGTAAAGTTAAGATCTTGGACTTCGGTTGCGGCAAGGCAATGTTCATCAACAAACTCCGCCGCGAACTCGGCTACCGCTACGCCATCGGTCTTGAATTCTTCAATCACAACCTGAAGGGCATATCAATTGCCAAAGGCCACGAAATGATTGATGCGTTCATTTCCTACATCAAAGAGAATGGCATAATCAATGGTGGTGTGTTTGATTACACCATCTGCGACGCAGTGCTGAATTCTGTGAACACGCAGTATGCTGAAGATGCCGTACTGACCTGTCTCAATCTATTCACAAAGATGGGTGGCAAGGTATTCGTGTCTGGTCGCTCGAAGGAAGTTGCAATGAAGCAGTACGGAGCTAAGCGCAACACTGTGGATTGCACGACAACCGTTCAGTTCTTCGATGAGAACGGTCTTACCGCCTTCATGCAGGAGGGCCAATGGTTCTTCCAGAAGTTCCTCACAAAGGAGCAGGTTCAGGCTATGTTCGAGCGTTTCGGCTTTGAGCCTTTCATGCAGTATAACAAATCCGGCTATTGGGGCTGGGGGGCTTACAAAGTCCGTGAGTTGACACGCGAAGAGTACATCAACGCCATCAACTACGAGTTCAACCTGAATCTCCCGAACAATCAGTCTTACAACCGCCAAGGGGACATTCTTCCGCTGTTTGGGCTGAACGACTAAGGTGCTGAAAATTTGCAAATTTGATGATGGCTTAACCCCTCTAAAATTTGCATAATTGATTAAATTTCAGTATCTTTGTAATTGCAAATAAGATCGTTTAATCAACGACTCAAATGGTAGAAATAGAATACTGTGAGCTTCGCAACACCTACAAAATACTATGGTTGCG